ATCAAAGTGCTTGATTAGCTGTCTCTGTAAATCAAATGAAATCTGAGATAGAGAGTAGTTAGGCGACATCAATAAAACATTAGAACCTGGTACTAATGTAATCAACTGGCCTATAATATTTGCAATATAAGTCTTGCCTTGCCTACGAGAAATCGCAGCACAGACAAATCTATATTTGGGGTTGTTAATAGCATTGATTAATGCTGTTTGTGAAGAATTAGGGGTAACACCAAGTAACTCCATATAGCTATCAATTGGTAATTTTATGAATTTGTTTTCATCAAAGGACATTAGCTCGTTGCTGAGTATGTCTTTTCTACTTAGTGTTATCAATGTATCGTCTCGTTAAAGAAATTTGTTAATATATCAGCCTCATCCAAAAGGCCAGCCTCTTCGGCTTTCTCATAAAGGTATAAAAAGGAGGCAGACATTTGTTTTAAATTTTTCTCTGCTTTTGATAGAGTTCTTTTCATCTCCACATCTAGCATAGTATTTAAAAAATTGTTAGCATGTAGTTGACTTTCATCTAACCATAGCTTTCTTCCGTCTGTAGTGGGTAGCCCCATATTATCTCCTTTTTACCATTTAACTTTATTTGCCCAGTAAGCAGCTGACATTTTGCCTTTAGCAATGTTCCTTCTATGTCTAGCTTTAAAACTCTTACGTTTCATCTTCATTCTACGAGACTCTCCAGCTTTAGGTTTCCCTGCTGTTTTAGCTCCTTTCTGTCCGAAACGGATAGTCTTTATTCTATTCCCAACTTTTGCCACTACTATGTGTGACTTAGTTTTGTGTCCAGGGGTTCTCTTGGGCTTATTGAATCCTTTGACACCAGCTCTTTTTAGTCTTGGGTCACGTTTACGTGGCATGATTATCTCCTTCTTTTGAGTATTCTGCCTGCTCCCTTCTTACTAAATTTTGCTCTTTTAGGATTAGTGGTCTTACCGAATCTTGGTCCAATTGGTTTTGGTGCCGCACCATAGAAACCTGCTGAACTAGACATTGGGCTTTTTGTATTAACAAAAGTTCCTGCTGCTGCGTTCAAGTCTCTAGTAAGTCCTCTTTTTAGTTTGTGTTTACGAATCTTCTGAGTACCGTGTACACCAGTAGGTCCGCTTAAAAATGATCCTGTTCTAGCCATTTTTCTCTCCTATAAGCTTTTCTATTTGCTTATCTCGAAAATCACACTCCTGCATAGTTGCGTAATTTTTCAGTTTTACGAGATTAGTAAGTGTTCGACGTCTCTTTATTATGAGAGCCGCAACTGAAATCTCAATCTGTGCTAACCTTTGTGTCATTTCGAACTTCTGGTTAAGTGCACGATTGGTCATCTTACTTTCTCCTTCTCTTAGTTGTTCTTCTTTTTCTTTTTACAAAAGTAGATACGTTTCTTGGTTTGCCACCAGGATTACCTGCTCTCCTCTTGCGTGTTACTGCAGATCGTTTCTGCGCCGAAGTCATTCTACGGGCTTTGCTAGCTGGTACGCATTTGGGGTAACCTCCTGCTTTGCCTCTTGCTGACTTCCTTCCACATGGCGGATGTCCACCACCTTTTCTCTTACGAGAGATGTCTACCCATCCTTCCTTAAACCATTTAGTTAGTCCACCTTTAGGTTTTGCCATTACTTCCTTCTCTTACGTCCAGTACCCATTCGATACCTTCCGCCTTTGGCTTTGTAAGTTTTTACTAGCCAACCATTAGCATACGCTGATGGATATACCTTGAACTTTCTCTTTGCTTGGGCTTTTATCCTAGCATAAAGAGTTGGGTTTGTAGGTACTGGCCTTTTCTTAGCGGCCTTTCTTCTTTTTCTTGCCATTGAATCTCCTCAATGCATAGTGGGCATCTCAGCCCACTATACCCCTGAAATGTTACTTGTCTTTAGCTTTACCAACATTTAAGGCAAACCAGTCTACTAGTTTGTAGACTTTTTTCATCCAACCGTCATCTATAGGGGTTGGAGTCAAAGCTGCTATTAGAGAACAGACCATTACCACTGTAGGTAAGACTGCTATCCAAGCTGTTAACCATTCAAAGAATCCTAACATACTTATCTCCTATCGTACTATATAGTACTCCTTGCGAATCATACGCTGTTAACGACCTTCAATATCCGTTCTCTGAAGGTTGATTATTTGTGGTGTTTAACACACCTCCAAATGCTGTCTCGATCCTCTGTCCATTGCGATAGTTTTTAAACTGGGTTGACCCTGTAAGCCAAGGTAGTTTAGTCACCCAAGTATTTAGTACTCTTTCTAATCTTACTTTTTTATTTATTTTTGTTACGAGTCTGTACACATTTCTTGTTGCGTAATCCACAACGTACAGTCCTCCAAAATGCCCTTGATTGTTTTCTATTTTTCTAGCTTCGTCTATGTTCTTTACACAGATAGTATTGAAAATATCCTGTCCATATGTATAAGTAGATACTTGATTATTTTCATCGCGAGTGATCGTTATTGTGTCGTCTGCGACTGAAATTGTATGTGCATCTGCCCATAGATTTAGGGGATTCTTTAAGTGTGCTGTACCTGAGTCTTCGCATTTTCTCCAGGCATCTTTATAGTAAAACGAACCGTTTCTTCTTTCTGCAAATGAGGAGGGTCTAAGATAATTAGGCAAAGTTCCTCTAACAGTCTTTCTCCAGTTTCTGTAGAATTCTTTTGCTTGTTGTGTTACTGTTCTATTCATAGTTTTTGTAAAGGGCGGATTGGAGACCCCTCGATATTTTTCCGTGTCATGATATAATATCATGCAGTTTTGCTTAGTATAAGGTCATCCAATCCTAAACTTTGATCACCTCCTCAGGTATTACTTCTTGCGCTTTCTTTTTAAGATAGCTTGCTGTAGTTTCTTAGGTAGTTTCTTTTGGGCAGCTGTCAGGCCTCCCATTGATTTTTTCTTTTTTCCGCCTTTTTTCTTTGGTCGGCCTCTTTTAGAGCCGTAAGTTCCTTTGCCTCTTGGCATATTTCTCTCCTAAGTCCAACGAGGGGGCTCGTCTGGACACTCAGCCCATCTTAGTTTAGTTTTGAGGGGCATAAAACAATGACATATCTTACAAGTTTTCCAAAACTTACTATAGTTTGGACACTTCTGACATATCTTTAGTCGTTCTTCGTGTGTCTTTTTATTCGTTGAAGTCTGCGTGGTAATTCGTTCCATACTCATTTAGTTTATTAATCCACCAGTCTTTCTCATGCAGACTAACATGAAAGTTAGTTCCGTCTTTAAATTTTTTAATTGCAGGTTTAGTATCTATGTGAAAGTATAAATAACTTCCTAGAAAGAATAACTGATGTAGTGTTTCATCAACTTCGTCTGGCAGTACATGTTCCATTACATCTACACATAGTACTAGATCGAAGTAGTTGTGACCATACCCAGCTAGCTTACTAAACTCTTCTACGTACGGATCATACAGCACTGGTCTTTCAATACCCCACTCATGATGTACATAATCGTGAAGATAATGCCAGGCTTTACCGCACCCGTAGTCTAAAGTATTAATAGGTTTTACTTTATCTATTACTCTTTTAATACTTTCTTTATTCTTAATGGTTGTTTTACCAGCCATTGTAGTAGTTTTCTTGTGAACCCAAGTATACTCTTCTTCTAACCGTCTCTTACTGATCACGTCTTACACGCTTGGGGTTATGTGATTTTCTTCTTAAGTTCTTCTTTCTTGCTAAGAGTTTCTTTACTCTTGAGGAAAGTTCTGGAGAAGCGTTTTCGCTTTCCACTGCTTCTTCTAAAGCTTTCTTTATTTCGTTAGCCATTCTAATCCTTCTTCTCTGGTAGCAAAGAACTGAGACTCACCTGTAGCTTTTATGGCTTTCCAAGATGTTTGTCTAGGTTTTTGAAATAGTCCGCACCCTTCTGGGACTTCTTTTACTACTTTTTTAATTTTTGGTGCTTTAGTTATATCTTTCTTTTTGTAATCCATTTCCATGTTTTTCTCCTAATGCATTGAAATCATGCTGGCAACAATACCTGCTAGTGTAACAATTAAAAATCCTGCACAACTTAATATTATAGTTTCTATTCTAGAAGCTTGCTCTTCGATTCCATTAAATCGCTTGTCTGCTCCTTTTTCCATGCCTTCTAAATTATTAAATACAGTCTTCCACCGCTCCGCACACACTGCTTCGTGCTTTTCTAATGCTGCAGCTAACTGTTCTACTTCTTTCATGATATTGCCCTTTATCGTTCGTGGATATTTCCACATTCTTATCCAAATTATATCAAAATATAGAACTCATGTCAAGTACTATTTTCGTATGGTATAGATTTTAACTGGTTCCGACTTGCCTTTTACAGTTACCTCGTCAAGAAACTCGTAGTCATAGCCATCTACTAAACTGTGCTCAGATATGATTAAATCTGCATCATATTCTTTACAACTAGATTCTAACCTAGCTGCCAGATTAACCGCATCACCAAGAACACTGTAATCGAAGCGAGTGCTAGAGCCAAAATTTCCAACCACACACGGACCTGAATTAATCCCAGCACCTGTGTTAATTTGATCAAGACCTTCCTCTGCAAGTGTTTCATTTAGTTCCTCCAAAGCTATTCTCATTTCAATAGCTGCTTTTGTTGCATTCTCTATATGGTTTTCGTCAGGCAACGGAGCGCCCCAAAATGCCATAATGCAATCTCCCATGTATTTATCTATCGTACCTCCATGCTTGAGAATAATCTCAGTCTGATTGTCGAGGAAACGATTAATGAGAGTAGTAAGACCTTGTGGGTCTTTCTGGTATTTTTCAGAGATGGGAGTAAATCCTCGTATATCCGAAAAAAGAAAAGTTAGTTGTTCCGTGAACCCACCCAATCTCAGTAATGATGGGTCTTCCTGTAATTTTTTTACCAAGTCCGGACTAACGTATGTCCCGAATTGTTGTTTAATACGAAGTTTCTGACGATACTCGGAAAGGAAGCTCATGAAAGTATGATACCCCCAGTACAGAATCGAGATAACTACGACGCCATTAAGGTTAAGTAAGTAGGAAGATTTATAGGCATACCCCATTCCATAGAAAGCCCCTGCTATAACTAGTACTAAAGCTAG